GCGCTTGCTTTGCTGGCATGCTGTATCAAAAGCCTGATCTGCTGTTGTAAGCCATTTTCTTTTTTAGTGTTACTGAGCCTGGGAGCCTCCGCAAAAGCTTATGAGCACACAGCCACAATTCCGAACGTGGTGGGGTTCCCGTATAAGGCTCACATTGAAAGGAATNNNTTCTCGCCCATGACTCTGCAGCTTGAAGTGGTGGANNCAAGCTTGGAACCCACACTTAACCTGGAGTACATTACCTGCGAATACAAGACGGTGGTCCCTTCGCCATTTATCAAATGTTGCGGAACATCAGAATGCTCATCTAAAGAGCAGCCAGACTACCAATGCAAGGTGTACACGGGTGTATACCCTTTCATGTGGGGTGGAGCTTACTGTTTCTGCGACTCCGAGAACACGCAGCTTAGCGAGGCCTATGTCGACAGGTCAGACGTTTGCAAACATGATCATGCATTGGCCTACAAGGCACACACGGCCTCTCTAAAAGCAACAATCAGGATCAGCTACGGCACCATCAACCAGACCACCGAGGCCTTCGTCAATGGAGAACACGCGGTCAACGTGGGCGGAAGCAAGTTCATCTTTGGACCGATCTCAACAGCTTGGTCACCGTTCGACAATAAAATTGTCGTGTATAAAGATGATGTCTACAACCAGGACTTCCCACCCTACGGATCAGGCCAGCCGGGNAGATTCGGAGACATCCAGAGCAGGACAGTGGAGAGCAAAGACTTGTATGCTAATACGGCCCTAAAACTCTCAAGACCATCACCCGGGGTTGTGCATGTGCCATACACGCAGACACCATCCGGATTTAAGTATTGGCTGAAGGAGAAAGGATCTTCATTGAATACAAAGGCCCCTTTTGGCTGCAAGATAAAGACCAATCCAGTCAGAGCTATGGATTGTGCAGTTGGCAGTATACCTGTGTCGATGGACATACCTGACAGTGCATTCACACGAGTGGTAGATGCCCCGGCTGTAACAGACCTGAGCTGCCAGGTAGCTGTCTGTACACACTCCTCCGATTTCGGANNNGTTGCCACATTGTCTTACAAGACGGACAAACCCGGCAAGTGCGCCGTTCACTCACATTCCAACGTCGCAACGTTGCAAGAGGCGACGGTGGATGTCAAGGAGGATGGCAAGGTCACAGTGCACTTTTCT